AGTTATCAAGAAAGTCATTTATCATTTGATTGTTAACTCATTTACAAATTGACCTGTACCTGTGGTTCCCGACCCACCTGCAGTTATCGTCATTACACCTGCTGATGTAATAGTACCTGCTAATGTGTCCTTTGTACCTGCTGCAGTAGAAGTTTGATTACTGAAATTACTTACAGCACCTACTGTTGGTGCAGAAGTTGATACTGCATCGGCTTGGGTATAGCTTTGAGCGAAGCTGAACGCTGCACCTGCTGTGTCTTGGGTCGCTGCAATCGTACCAGGAGCATATACGCCTGATGTGATTGTACCAACGGAAACAGTACCTGCAGTTGTACCATCAGTTGTGTCCACATTACTTCCCGAAATCGCAAACGACGACCCGATTCTCTCAACCTGAGTTGCTGCTGCGTCTACACGAAGTTGTACGCTACTTGAAAGCTTATGTGTGATATCCGCACGAGCAGCGATAGGGGCACCTAATAACAAAATTAAAGGAATAAATCTTTTCATTGTTTTTATGGAATACTATCCTGCACTATATAGGTGTGCAAAACCTTACACATGTGTTCGGCATGTACCGTTTACTGTGCCCTAGAAATATGGTTAAATAATAGTGTCGCCTTCGGGGACAAAACACATACTCGCTTATTTAAGGAGAACTATGACTAATTTAACAAGGTGGACTACAAAGGACATCGACAAAATTTTTGACGCTGCAACAAGATACAGCGTAGGATTCGACGATCTATTCGATAGATTCCATGCATATGGTACAGGATCAGTACAAGGACAGTATCCACCATATAATATCGTAAAAGAATCAGACGAGAAATGGAGAATTGAACTAGCATTAGCAGGATGGAAGAAAGAAGATATAGAAGTATCAACTCAGCAAAATGTCTTGTGCGTTAAATCAAAAGTACAAGAGACAAAACCAGATCCAGAGGAGTATGCACACAAAGGTGTCGCAGCACGTACCTTTACAAGAGGATTCAATCTTGCAGATGATGTAGAGATTGGTGATATCAAATATGAAAATGGTCTCTTAAGTATAGATCTAAATAAAGTTGTTCCTGACCATCAGAAACACAGGGTCTATAGTATTACTTGACATAACTTCTTTCAGATGTTATCATTAAGTGATGAGAAAACTCTGGAGAATCTGGGCAAAATCACTAGGAGAGAAATCAGGTAAGACTGATAGAGAAGCAGACTTCATTGCAATTATCAGAACTTTTATCTTTCTACAACTTGTTGTCACTAACTGTTTTATTGTTGGTGGCAACATTCGTCATTGGAACGATCATCACATTCCCCCATCTTATTCCATACAAAAATAATGGCATATTTAGTTCATCCTTTACCACCTAGAAAAGTCTGGGTCAAAAAGGAATACCTTTATGATCTAGAAAAAGGTCATGGAGAACTTACACCTGGTATATGGATATCTGTAAGAAGTATCCAAGCAAAAGCATTATACTTTGAGACATTATTAACTGATTACGGTGCACTCTTTGATAAACTACCATTGAGTGCATTTGTATGGGATCCAGATATTGATTGGGATAATCAATTACCATTAGATGTGCTAGAACTTTGGGACTGTTTTGATTATAACATCACAGTTGTAGAGAAACCTTTACTAGGTAGGTGTCAGTTCTTTGGTAAAGATAAGAAGTTGCATCCTGGTGAGTATGAATTTACTATTGATACTGCACATCCCGACTTCTCTGTACTAGATGTAAATTTCTCAGAGCATGATCCAGAGCATAAAACCTTTAACATCATCGCACTAGATAATGGACAGTTTGCTGCACAACCAAATAATAGATGTCAATTTTTTGATAACAGTTTGGTTGATAATGACAATCTTAAACAACCTGACTTTAAAGTATGCACACAGAATTATGCTGTAGAGACACTACCTAAGTGGTGGTCTGTTGGACACACAGATGAATGGGCATATAAAACAGAGGAAGAGGAGGAAGATGAAAATCAAACCAAAACTGTCAACATAAATATAAAACCAGAACTTGAATAACATGAACATGTATTTGAATTTAAAACCTAATAACTATGAAGGTGAAACTGAACTCCTAACATTAGAGTTGCCAAGTTATCAAATCAATGGTATAATGAAATATGTTATACCCATCGCAGAACAAAAAAACACAAACTCTGAAAGAATCATAAAAGATCTTTTCAAAGAATGTGCACATGCATTATCAGAAAGCAACAAAAGTTATGAGCGTAAGAGTCGTAAGAATGCGAAACGGTGAAGATGTCATCGCAAATGTCTTTGAAATCGCAGCAAAGGATGAACCAGAAAGAGCAGTAGCATTTAGAATGGATCATCCCTACAACGTTTATGTTGTAGAAACAGATCCAGAAATTCTAGTTGAATCAGAAGGTGTACAAAAAATGAGTTCACCTGAGATTCGCTTTGAACCTTGGGCACCGTTGAGTAAAGATAGAAGGGTCATCCTTCGATTAGATGAAATCATAAGTGCATATGACACTTACCCAGAAGTCATCGACAAGTACAATGAATTAGTAGAGGCAGCAAATGGAAGAGGAGACACCAACTCTGGAAATGGAACAGGAACAGTCGGTAGTCCGACTACTCTTGTTGAGACAAAGGAATGAGTATCTCATTGCTAAAATAACTGAGTTAGATGAGGAACCTATATATCTTCTTGAAAGATGCTATGAAGTATCTGAAGAGGGAGAACTTATACCATTTCCTAAACATAGTTCACAACGTGACATTTTCTTGACATCTGACGTAGTTTTGACTATACTAGAACCTAGTCAGTCTTTATTAGACAAATATAACGCATGAGTAAGTTCTATACGAACATTCAACTAGCAGGTGATACAGTTTTATATCGTGGGTACGAAGATGGAGAACCAGTCCAGTTTCGTACCCAATTTTCTCCTACGTTATATGTGACATCAGGTAAGAAAGAAAGGATGAGAACTCTTACAGGCAAACCTGTAAAACCTATGCAGTTCCAAACTGCTAGAGAGGCAAGAGAGTTTATCAAAACTTATGATGGTGTAGAAAAATTTGAAGTGCATGGATATGAACGTTTTGTCTATCAATACATTAGAAAAGAATTTCCTAATGAAGTTGATTATGATATAAACCAAATGAAAATCTATGCAATGGACATTGAGGTTCAATGCGAGAATGGATTTCCTGATGTAGAAGCAGCAGCAGAAGAAATGCTTTCAATCACTATTAAAGATATGGTGACTAAAAAGTTTTACATCTGGGCAGTTCGTGATTTTGAAACTGAGCATGAGCATTTCATCTTTGATAGCGAGAGAGATATGCTTAAGGGGTTTCTTGAGTGGTGGGTTCAACATACACCAGACATACTCACAGGATGGAATGTCAACCTTTATGACGTACCATACATCGCTAGAAGGTTAAATAGAATTTTAGGGGAGAAATGGATGAAATCCTTATCTCCTTGGAACAGGGCAAATGAAAGAGAAATCTATGTGCAGGGACGTAAGAATTATGCTTATGATGTCAGTGGGGTTAATATTCTTGACTACCTCGATCTTTATCGCAAGTTCACTTATAGTAACCAAGAATCCTACAGACTTGATCACATCGCTTTTGTCGAGTTGGGACAAAGAAAACTTGACCATAGTGAGTACGAGAATTTTAGAGACTTCTATACAAGAGATTGGCAGAAATTTATAGAATATAATATACAAGATACTGAACTCATTGACCGTCTTGAAGATAAGATGAAATTGCTTGAGTTAGCAATCACCATGTCTTATGATGCCAAGGTAAACTTTGAGGATGTGTATTCACAGGTACGTATGTGGGACACAATGATATACAATTATCTCGCAGATAAAAATATTGTGCCACCACCTCGTAAAGGATCAAAGAAAGATGAGAAGTATGCAGGTGCGTATGTAAAAGAACCTATACCTGGTAAGTATGATTGGGTTGTATCCTTTGACCTTAATAGTCTATACCCTCATCTTATAATGCAGTATAATATCTCACCAGAAACACTCTGGGAGACTCGACATCCTAGTGCGAGCGTTGATAGATTACTCAATCAAGAGGTAGATCTATCGGGTAAATTTGCTGTATGTGCTAATGGTGCACAGTATCGTAAAGACATAAAAGGTTTCTTGCCTGAGATGATGGAGAAGATATACACTGAACGTGTTATCTACAAGAAAAAGATGATACAAGCAAAGAAAGATTATGAGAAGTCGCCCTCTAAACAATTAGAAAAAGATATAAGTAAGTTCAACAATATTCAGATGGCAAGAAAGATTCAATTGAACTCTGCCTATGGTGCTGTTGGCAATCAGTATTTTAGATACTATAATTTACTTAATGCTGAAGCAATCACTCTATCTGGTCAGGTATCAATTCGTTGGATTGAGAACAAGATGAACCAGAAGATGAACAAAATACTAAAAACGGAGGATGTTGATTATGTTATTGCTAGTGATACTGATAGTATCTACCTCAATTTGGGTCCTTTGGTCGAAGGTGTATACAAGGGGAGAGAGGAAACTGATTCGGTCATTGTGTCGTTCCTTGATAAGGTCTGTTCGATGGAACTTGAACCTTATATTCAGAGTTCTTATGAAGCGTTGGCAACGTACGTAAATGCGTATGACCAAAAGATGTTCATGAAACGTGAGACCATTGCCAACAAAGGTATATGGACTGCAAAGAAAAGATACATCTTAAATGCATGGGACATAGAGGGTGTTAGATTTGCTGAACCCAAACTAAAAGTAATGGGTATTGAGGCAGTCAAATCATCCACACCTGGTGCATGTCGTGATAAGATTAAAGAGTGTCTTAAGGTCATTATGAATGAGGATGAGGAGGATGCACAAGAGTTTATCGCAGAGTTTAGAGATCAATTCAATGAGTTGCCCATCGAAGACATAGCATTTCCTAGAGGATGTAATGGGATAAATAAGTGGGCGAACAAATCCAGTATCTATAGTAAAGGCACTCCTATTCACGTACGAGGTGCATTATTATATAATTACCATAATACTAAACAAAGACTAACTCACAAGTATCCCCTCATTCAAGATGGGGAAAAAATAAAGTTCATTTATCTTAAAACTCCTAACAAGATAGCAGAAAATGTCATTTCGTTTCCAAATACTTTCCCAAAGGAATTTGGACTTGACAAACATATAGATTATGAACTACAATTTAACAAGAGTTTCTTAGAACCGATAAAAGTCATTATGGATACTATTGGGTGGAAGCCTGAAAAGATCGCATCACTTGAATTTTTATTTGGATGAAAAAATACAGAGTTGAATACCAAAAAGCATTCGGCACACCTAAGAAAGAACATCAGATATTCGATGATATATCTGAAGCAAAATGGTTTGAACGTGCCATGAAACGTTCTAACTTTATAACATGGTTTTATGAATTTTCTGAAGGACATAGCTAAAGAGATTGGTAATGATTATGCATCATTAGTCTCTGAAGGTGTATCTGCAGGTGATACTGCAGGATTTATTGATACAGGTTCCTATATCTTTAATGCATTATTATCTGGATCAATTTATGGGGGTATACCTAATAATAAAATAACTGCTATAGCAGGTGAGACATCTACAGGTAAGACATTCTTTTGTCTCGGTATGGTGCAGCATTTTCTAGAGTCTAATCCTGACGCAGGTGTCATATACTTTGAATCAGAATCTGCTATCAGTAAGCAAATGATTGAGGATAGAGGCATTGATTCACATCGTATGCTACTTGTTCCTGTAACAACAGTACAAGAATTTAGATTACAAGCAATCAAAATATTAGATAAATATAACGATCAGACTGCTGAAGAACGTAAACCTTTAATGTTTGTTTTAGATTCTTTGGGAATGCTCTCAACTTCTAAAGAGGTAGAAGATTCTGAGGCAGGAAAAGAAACACGAGATATGACTCGTGCTCAGGTCGTCAAATCAATCTTTCGTGTGCTAACCCTTAAACTAGGAAAAGCAAACGTTCCTTTGATAGTCACCAATCACACATACGATGTGGTAGGTGCATATATTCCTACTAAAGAAATGGGAGGTGGAAGTGGACTCAAATATGCTGCAAGCACAATTGTATATCTTTCAAAGAAGAAGGAAAAGGATGGTAAAGAGGTTATTGGAAATATTATCAAATGCAAAACCGCCAAGTCCAGATTAACAAAAGAAAATTCAGACGTTGAAACACGACTCTTCTATGATCGTGGACTTGATCGTTATTATGGATTACTTGAATTAGGAGAGAAACATGGAGTTTTCGAGCGTAAAGGAAATAGGATCGTTATTGATAATAGTAGCGTATATCCTTCTGCAATACTTAAGGATCCGACGAAATATTTCACGCAAGAAGTAATGGATAAAATTGACGAAGCTGCTTCTAAAGAGTTTCGTTATGGCAACTAAATTAAAGGACTATGTTAGAACGTATACTAATGTTCTTAGTAAATCAGTATGTGATACGATCATCAAGAACTTTGATGAGTCCGACAGCATATACACTGATAGAGAGCAGCGACCAACTTTCAGAGAACTAAATATTTCTCAGAGATATCATGCGAAGGATCCTAAATGGGTCGCTGAACAAAACTTGTTGATTGATATATTTGATGAGTGTACAGACAATTATATAAAGGAACTTGACTTAGGTCCTGATTTTCCTGCGAGATATTCATACGAAGAGTTTCGTATGAAGATGTACGAGAATAATAATTATGATCAATTTAAAGATCATGTTGATGTACAAGACCATGCATCTGCACGTAGATTCTTAGTTGGATTTCTATATCTGAATGATGTAGAAGAGGGAGGAGAGACAGCATTTCCTAAATTAGATTATGCAATTCCTCCTAAGTGTGGTACAATGATTTTGTTCCCTCCGACATGGCAATATAGACACGCAGGTAGATCACCTGTATCTAACAACAAATACATTATTGGAACTTACCTTCATTACCAATGAATTTAGAACTAACTATTCTTAGTAATCTATGCTATCATGAGAAGTATGCACGTAAGGTGCTACCCTTTTTGATGAAGGAATATTTTACTGCTCGTGAATATAAGATTGTATTCTTAGAAATACATGAATATATTAGTCAATATGATGCACTACCTTCACTCAATGCTTTAAGTATAGAATGTCAGGAACGCACAGACTTAACCGAAGATCAATTTAAAAACATAAAGGAGGTTCTAAGTGAGTTATCCAATGAGAAAAGCGAGTACAATTGGTTGGTTGACACCACTGAAAAATGGTGTCAGGAGAGAGCGATTTATCTATCGCTTATGGAGAGTGTTAAGATTGCCGATGGACAAGATTCAAAGAGGGATAAAGGTGCTATCCCAGAAATTCTTAGTCAAGCACTAGGAGTAAGTTTTGATCAGAATGTTGGACATGATTACATAGGAAACTCAGATGAAAGATTTGATTTCTACCACAGGAAAGAGGACAAAATTCCATTTGATTTGGAATTCTTCAATAAGATTACGAAAGGTGGTTTACCTAATAAAACTCTTAATGTTGCTCTTGCAGGCACTGGTGTTGGTAAGTCTTTATTCATGTGTCATATGGCCGCTGCTACTCTTTTACAGGGTAGGAATGTACTTTATATTACAATGGAAATGGCAGAGGAAAAGATTGCAGAACGTATTGATGCAAACTTACTGAACATTCCTATACAAAAACTTGCAGACTTACCCAAGGTAATGTTTGAAAGTAAAGTTAAGAACTTATCAAAGAAAACACAGGGCAGGTTAATCATCAAAGAATATCCAACAGCATCAGCACATGTTGGACATTTTAAATCTTTGATCAGTGATCTTGCTCTAAAGAAAAGTATCAAACCTGATATCATATTTGTTGACTATCTGAACATATGTGCGTCTCAAAGATACAAAGGATCTATAGTAAACTCATACACTTATGTTAAGGCAATCGCAGAAGAATTACGTGGTCTCGCAGTTGAAACGAATGTTCCAATCGTATCCGCTACTCAAACTACTCGCTCAGGTTTTGGGAGTAGTGATGTTGATCTTACTGACACAAGTGAGTCTTTCGGTCTCCCTGCAACTGCTGACCTTATGTTTGCTCTTATTTCTACCGACGAGTTAGAAGAAATGAATCAGATCATGGTTAAACAATTAAAAAATCGTTACAATGATCCTACAATTAATAAAAGATTTGCAGTAGGTATTGACAGAGCGAAGATGAGGCTGTATGATGTTGAAGACACTGCTCAAACAGATATAATTGATAAAGGAAATGAAGAACTCCAAAAGAAGTTTGCAGCAAAATCTTTTAATGAATTAAAGTATGATTGATTTCGAGAAGTATACTCAATTCGTAGACGCTGTGACGTCTGACGAGAGTAAAAATGGAGACAAATTTACTGAACGTATAGCAGAACTATACTTTTCAGATTTTGATACACATAGAGCATTGACTGCTGCATGTGGTTTGTCTGCTGAGTCTGGTGAGTTTATGGAAATAATCAAAAAGATATTATTTCAAGGTAAACCAGTCAATGAAGAGAACCTATTTCACATGAAACGTGAACTGGGAGATATCATGTGGTATTTTATGCAAGCATGTATGGCATTAGGAACTACACCAGAAGAAATCATTGAAATGAACGTAGAGAAATTAAAGAAAAGATATCCTGGTGGTGAGTTTGATGTACATTATTCGGAAAACCGACTTGTAGGAGATGTTTAATGATTCAACTTATTTCAATAGTTCTTATAATTAGTATCATAGCAACACTATACATCTTAAAAATTTACAATCCACACTAAAATGGCACTTTCACAACAGGTATCAGATTCATTAGATGATGCAAAAGCAAACTTAAGAAATGCTCTTGCGTATGCAGCAAGAACAGAAGAACCATTCGTCAGTAAGCATATCGCAGACTTACTATTAGCTATTGATAATATTAAAGACACACATAAATACGTGTCTGATCTTAAAGAGATCATGGGAGAAGATAAATAATTAAAAAGTTCAATGGCTACAAACGCTATAGAGACAGCAAAGCAAGAGAATGGGTCGAGAGTATTTTTTCAATCTATGATCGAGCAGAATAAAGAACCATCAGTAGGACAGATGAAGGCAATCTATGATGGTTATGGTCCTGAGTGGAGAGAAACATATAGAAAACAAACTAAGGCACTTAAGAAATTTTTAGGTGGTAGTAGAGGGTATGAATACTCAAGAGATAGTGGTACTATGCCTATGATAGAAGATATTGCAAAGAAACAATGTGGTGTATCTGTAAAGGATCGTTGGAATCCTATGGATATTGTTCTGGTAAAGAAAAATAAGAAAAGAATTGTAGAAGGAACTATAAAAGAACTAACAAATATAGATGGAATGTCTAAAGAAGCAAGATTGAATATCTTAAACATGTACATGAAAGAGGCACTGAAAGAAAAAATTCTTATAGGTGTATCATTGAAAGCTATATCAAAAACTAAAAAAGTTGCTAATGCAGAGTTGGCAAATGCCAATGGAAAAGAATCTCCTGTCTCATTAGATTTAGTTCCTAAGTCTCTTAAATGTAATCTAACTCTAGGTAAGAAAAAAGATTTTCTATTTGATACTGGTGAACTTGGTTTTGATATAGTCACAACTAAAGGTGGAAAGGTTCATGGACAATCTAGAAACTTTCAATACTCTAAAGCAAGAAATTTAGTACAAACTGACCTAACACCAAAAGGAAAAGATGCAGGTGCTAAACTTGGAAAGGTATCAAGTATTGCATTAGACAAAACTTTAAAAGATTTAGGATTAAGTAGACCAGAATCTGCATCAAAACATAAAATGATACCTCCTGTAGGTAAATGGGAAAAGAGTCAAATTGATTACTGGACAGATTTATATAAAAAATTAAAGTTATCTAATATGATAGATCTTGGTGAGGTTGTAGTATATGAAAATAGTAAGAAGATAGCAGAAGGCATTGATGAAGTAATGGCATACGCTATAAGTTATGAAACAAATGAGTCAGACAGAAGTTCTGGTGGTAGATTTTCTTCTAAGTTAATTGCTATGGAGTGGGCACATATATGGATAAAGATTGCAAAGAAAAAGAAAATGAAAGAGTGGTGTACAGCACTATACTATGGTGCTAAAAAAGAATTTGGTAGTAGCAACGGTCCTTTCTTAAAAATTTATTGAGGACACTTACCAAACCGTCCACTGTGACTCACATTCAATAGAAAAAAATGATATAATATGGATATAAGACAGGAAGAAATGCCAAACAAACACCTAGAACATCCAGAAGATTCAATCTTTGAAGGACGTAGGGTTGCACTTAATGCGATCACAGAGATGATCACATGTAAAACTGTTGGTATCAAGTGGGATGGTGCACCTGCTGTAGTATTTGGTACTAATCCTGCCAATGGTAAATTTTTCGTAGGTACAAAAAGTGTCTTCAACAAGAAAATCCCAAAGATCAATTATTCCTTCGAGGACATTGAGACCAATCACAAAGGGGATGTGGCGGACATTCTTCGCTTACTGTTTCATTTTGCTCCTCGCATCCCTACTATTATTCAAGCTGACTGGATTGGTGTCGGTGGGGCACATTCTTATACTCCTAATTGTTTGGAGTATCGTTTTCCCACTCAAGTCCCTGGCTATATTGTCATTGCTCCACATACTTTGTATGAGCAAGTTTCTGCGGATAGTATTGGGCACATCGGGATTAATCTTGCTAGTACACCTACTTGTTACTGTGTAAGTGCAACAGACGCATGGGCATTTGTAGAGAAAGAATTAAATTGGAAAGACCAGTGGAAGTCATTTATACCCATATTCAGATCAAAAACTCCTGATTCAAAAGTTGCACCGAAGATCAAGCAACACATCAATAGTTTCATTCGTGCAGGACTTATTCCTGATGCACAAAAAATGTATGATACGTTACCTGATAAATATAAGGGAGAGGTTAGTGTACATACCTTCAAGGCATGGCATTATATCTATCGTATGAAACAGCGTCTACAAAATTCTATCCGTGTAAGCGGACACGTTGAATGCTTTATTGATGGTGAACCGTCAGAACATGAGGGTTATGTGATTAATTCAAAGAATCCATATAAACTTGTAGATAGACTTACCTTTAGCAGAGCAAACTTTAATCTTAGTAAAAATTGGAAGAATGAAAAAGTTTAGTGCTTTTCTAAAAGAGGCTCAAAGATCCTTTGCAGCACAAGAAGCAGAAAAACTAAACCTAACCCATGTAGGATATGGTAAATATGCCAACCAACAGGGTCAGGTAACTCATATGAGTAAAGACGGTAAACTTACAAAGTTGTCCGCCAAAGAACTAGCAGGAGCAACAACCAATGGAGGAGAAGAAACTGCAGGAAGCGAGGGCACGGTCGATCAAGGTAGCATATCTATTACTTTTGGAAGATTTAATCCCCCGACTACTGGACATGAAGCACTTTTAAGTAAAGTAAAAGCATCATCAAAAGGTGGAGAGTATAGAATATACCCTAGTAGATCACAAGATCCTCAGAAAAATCCACTTGATCCTGGCACAAAAATTAAATTCATGAAACAGGCATACCCTGATCATGCAAATGCAATACAAAGTAGTGAAGAGATGAGAACTATCTTTGATGTATTGACTGCTCTTGATGGTGAGGGATACAGTAAAGTCAACTTAGTAGTTGGTGGTGATAGAGTTAGTGAATTTAATTCATTGGCAACCAAATATAATGGTGATCTTTATAACTTTGATGATATAAAGGTATCATCTGCAGGAGATAGAGATCCAGATGCAGACGGTGTAGAAGGAATGAGTGCATCTAAACTACGTAAGGCAGCGATGGATGATGACTATGACACATTTGTTTCGGGTGTACCAGAAAAACTGGGAAGAAAGGGGAAACAAGAACTATATAATACGCTAAGACAAGCTATGAATGTACAAGAAGATCTCGATGATTTTCAAGATGCATCATACACACTATATGAGATTGCCCCTAAGTTAGATCCTCAATCACTGAGAGAACATTATTTCAATGGTCACTTATTTAAGATAGGAGAACTTGTAGAGAATGTAAACACAGGTATATCTGGTAAAGTTGTGAGTCGTGGTAGTAATTATGTTATCTTTGTGGATGAAAGTGATAGGATATATCGTTCATGGTTAAAAGATCTAGTAGAGATCAACAAAATAAAATACTTTAACTTTACTCCTGCAGGTGAGATAGGCACAGATGAACTTGCTAACTATTATAGGAAATTAACACCTGGAGAGTTTTTAAAGAAGATAAATAAAAAGGAGAAAGCACTAAAATGACAATGAACTTTAGAGATTTACCTGACATGACTGCTGCTTATGCAGAGATACAGGAAAAAGCAAAAAAGAAATTGGATCCTGTCGGTAAAGAGGATGGTGATGTTGACAATGATGGTGACAAAGATAAGTCCGATTCATATCTTCTCAATAGAAGGAAAGCAATTGCTAAAGCAATCAAGAAAGAAGCAGTAGAAGTAGAAGAAGGTAGTGCTTATGGTATCACTAAAGGATCTGGTAAACCAGGTGGTGCGATGAAAGCTTTTCTTGATAAGAAAGCAAAGAAATTAGAGGCAGAAAAGAAGAAGCAAAAACCAGAATATAAAAACAACCCTGCATTTGGTGATCCAAGTCATCATTCAAACAAGAAGATGGCAGAGCATCATAAGAAAGATGAAGATGGTAATACAGTACCTCATGAGGATGAACTCATACTAGAAAAAAAGAATAAAGATAAGAAAGGTAAGGGAAGTGGTAAGAAAGATGCTTGTTATAAAAAAGTAAAAGCAAAATCTAAGGTATGGCCAAGTGCATATGCATCAGGTAGATTAGTTCAGTGTCGTAAAGTAGGTGCAGCAAACTATGGTAATAAGAGTGAGGAAGCAATCTGGGAAGAGATTGGTTCACTACTAGAAGAGTTAGGTTTTGAAGGTGATATTGATATCACACTATCTGACACTAATGAAATAGTAGAAGAGATTGAGTTCCAAGAATGTTGGAAGACTCACAAGAAAGTGGGTATGAAAATGAAGGGTGGTAAACTCGTCAATGATTGTCGTCCTAAGAATGAAGAAGTTGAGACAGAAGAGGAACTAGAAGAGAGTGAAAAAACTGGGAAGAAAGCATATGAGATAGGAAAAAAACTAGGAGCAAAAAGGAGACAAGCATCATATAAAAAGTATGGTAAGAATGTAGGTTCACCAGGTAAGAATGAAAGAGCAGCATACAATCTTGCTAGTTCAGCAAGAAGTAGAGATGCATCACTAGAAACTCAGGCAACAAAGAAAAAGAAACCTGCAGGTGCCGATACAAGTAATATCGGACATACTAAAAAGAGAGATGAGAAAATTACCAAGGGTAAGAAAGGACAAGATCTAAAGTCTCCAAGGTATAAGTTGAGCATGGGTCAAAGAGTAGATCATCATTCTAATAAATCTTTGAATAGAAGAGATCCTAAACAGAATCCAAAACATACTGCTAATACCAAGAAAGAAGACTACGGATACGCTGATGTATACGCTGACAACAAGACACAGATAGATGAGATATCCTCAGACCTAGCACTCAAAGCTTCTAAGAAAGCAGAAGTAGAGAGAGGTAAAGCAGCAGTTGCAGGCAATAAAGAAAAAGCAATAGCAAAGATGAAGCAATCATCAAGACTATATGCTAAACAGGCAGCAAAACGTAGACAAGGTTATTAACTATGTTATCTTTTAATGGATATCTAGCAGAGAAAAAAACCAAGATTCTTATCAATCCTAAAAAGGATGACCTTAAAGAAGTTAAGGATATGAATCATGGTGATGACTGCGATTGCAAAAAATGTGAAAAGAAACGCAGAGGTGAGGAAGTTCATGATGGTCCTGATATTGCAAAGGTAGAAGGTGTATCATACACAGGACCTAATAAAGATGAAAGAAAGTTAATCAAAAAAATGGATAACCCTAGTTATGCTAAGAGGTTAAGAGATTATGAAAAGAATATGGATCCTAAGAAACGTCAGGCACTCAAGGATAAAGCAACCAAGGGTATGAAGTTTACTTATGAAGGTCATTATGGTAATGATGTTAATAAGATACCAAAAGAATTAGACAAGGCAGTAGAATTGCATAAGAGTCAGGCAGAGAGATTAAGAAAATCACCTGAGTTTAAAAAAGATGCAGGTAAAACTGCTAATCAAATACCTGATCAACTTGATAAGGCAGTTGCTATGCATACTAAGCAAGCAAAACAACTTAGAGATGCAGGTGTAGGTGAAAAAAATTGTGGATGTGGACAGACACCATGTAAAAAATATGGCATGAAAAAGGAATCATATCTTAGATCATTTGGTTCTTATGTTGCTGAAGCAACTCGTCTTAAGAAAGAGAAAGGTTATGATAAAGGTGGTACTAAGAAACCTACAGCACCTAAGCAAAAGGATACTGCACTTGACTTGGTAAAGAAGTCAATCACTGCTAAGTATGGTAAGGGTGCTATCATGTCAGGTGGTAGTAGACAACAGAAGAAAATCAAGGGTCAGAAAGATACTCGTGGCACTGGTAAATATAAGAAAGCAGCAGATCAAAAGAAACAAACTGCTGCTGATGCGAAGAAGAGAGGGTTTAAATCTCCTCAAGATTATGCTAACACTATGGCACGCTATGGTGGCAAAGACAACTACGATAAAGGTCGTGGATTAGGGAGTTAATCATGGGCTACGGAGTATGTGGCGAAGGTAAATACTACTGCGTCACTGATCAAAAATGTAAACCTATACCAAAAGGACATACCGTTCTAGATACTGGTGAACTCGTAAAGGAAGGCAACCTACATAAATGGTTTAAATCTAAATCAAAAGATGGCAAGAGAGGTTGGGTCAATGTAGTCACAGGTGGAACCTGTGCAAGTGATGAACCTGGTGAAGGAACTCCTAAGTGTGTATCCTCTGCAAAGAGAGCAAGTATGACAAAAGCAGAAAGATTATCTGCACAAAGACGCAAGAAAAAAGCAGACCCAAATCAGCAACAGAAGAGTGGTGCTGCTAAACCAACCTATGTTCCAACCGATAAACCTAAAAAGAAAGTGAGTGAATCAGCAAAACACTACAAGAGTATTGTCAACAAAGGCAAAAAACAAGTAGATCCTAAAAAAAATCCAGTGATAGAAGGTGAAGTGTACTGGTCAAGCACAGCATTAGATCAATTGGATGCAATAAATGAAAGACAAAAGGATAGCGACAATCAAAGGTTAAGTCAAGAACGTGGTCGTTCTAACTATGGTAAAGCATCTA